ATAGAACTCACCTGCTGGGTTCCTCCATGCCCAACCAGTACCAGAGCCACTATTTGATCTTGTTGCCATGTATGTACCGCCATAAGTAGTACTTGAGGTAATGTAATTACTTGTAAAACATCTTAAATGCTCTCCCCCTGCATCCTGTGCTTTTCTATAAGCTAACGCTGAAACACGGCTTTTCTTTCTTACGACTACTTCCCTGCCTGTTAGAACTGGAGTTTTACCAGTTAAAATATTTACAATATAAGAATATCCACGCTCATATCCATAATTGTCTCTATACCATAATTGACGAACGGAACTATCCTTTGTATTGCGACGTATTCTTTTTAAACCACGAACATCTGTATATAAAGACCACATAGCAGTTCTATACCAGCTTGTCATCTGCCCGCCCTTTATGCCTTCTGGAACATATCTGGATTGAAAGTCTCTGGCTCCTTTCCCACAAGTATCCCTTGTCCAAACAGTTGTTACTAGATTAACTCGCTGTACCTTGCGTACTGCTTGTTGATTTGAGTCGGCATTTTTTTTGCCATAGACTGTTACTGTACTCCTATACACACCAGTGCCATTAAAAGGATTGTATCCTACTGATGTGCTTTCTATTCCATAATATTCATTGTGTTGCAGGCTTTGCAGGGAGTAATATGTGCTTGATGAATCATTTATATGTCTCCCACCAACCCTTGTTGTTGCAATATCAGTCCTTGTAGCATCTCCCGCACTATTGCTTCCTACATTCCTATAGTAGCTTTGACCATAAACTAACTCTTGTGTTGGTTGATTTATAGTAAGCCCAACGTATGCATGTTTCAGTTTATGCAATATATAATTATTTTCTACTACTGCATGTGCATCATTTGATCCAAATGCGTGACCTGTAGTTAAATATTCACCCCACTCTGCTTTTGCTTCAGTTGCGGTAATATAGCCATCTTTTGGATACTTGTCTGTAGTTATACCAATAACATTTGTGTGTGTATGGCGAGTTTGGTAAATAATTGTATATTGCTGATCTGTTTGTGTTGTTACATTTAGCAATACAGTTTTAGTTCTGGTTGATACATAATCGCCATTAGTAAAAGTTTCAGTTTGTTTATCAGTCTTATATGTAGTTGTAAGATTTAAAACTGGCTTAAATGGCTTAGTTTTCCATATCCACGCCTTGCCTCCGTAATCATTAACTGTTTTAGTATATGTTTCGCCTTTCGGGGCATTTTTTATTATAATAGTATTATTGCGCGAAACAGACCATCCCGTTTTTACGCTAGTATTATTAATTCTTGAAGATGTAGTAAATCTTCTGGCTTCTCTATAGGTTCTGCTTGTGCCAAGTGGACTTCTTTTACTTGTATAATCATTAGTATAATTTGAGTCCGTTCGGTTTTGTATTGTTATTTTTTCATTTTTATTATTTGTAGACCAAGTACTATACCTATAAAAAGCTTGTGGCGTAATTTTTGTTTTGTAAGCCTGTCGAGTCTTTACAGTGTTTGTGACATATACCGCTCCATTAACATTAACGTGCCTTCCAGTAATAGTTGTTTTAAATATAGCACCTTTTTGTTGTACTCGACCTAGTGCTTTATATGAACTAGCATAAGTAACACTTGCAGTAGTTGCGCGGGGCTCATATTGTCGATGGTAAGTTACTCTCATCAATTGTCTTCATTGATTGACCATGTATAAAACAAAGTGTAACCAGTTAACGCACTTTCGTTTGGTATTTGGTATGCAATGTCTGGCATAGCTTGTAAATGATACTTATATAAGTTTTTCATTACAAACCTGTCTGATATTATGCCAATCAATAAATCGAATCCTGTAGGAATCTTTTCTTCATCAAATTTTCTATTTGTGTCGGTTAGCTCCGTTCTAAGTTCTAATGTAAGACTAAGCAGACCATACAGGTTTGTTTCTGCAACTGCATACACATATTGCAGTCCACTGCCTTCAGTAACTGTGCCTATATTGTCATAGTTGTCTGGCAGATAGCCATTAATTGTGCCCGCATTCGTAGAGACAATATATTCATCGTCACTATCTTCAGACTTAATAATATTTATATGCCACGGATATGATTCTTCATTACCACCAGTTTTATCTATCTTACTTATTACAAATTTATTTTCGCCAAGGCGTGTAACAAGTATGCCATCGCCACCCCTAATATCTAAGGCATTTACTTTTCCATCTACCTTGTCTATTTTGCCCTGTATCGCGTTAACAAGGCTATCCAGACCCTTGATATTAGTAGACATGATTATTACAAACTAGAGCCCCCTGTAGGTAATGCACCACTAAATCGAGTATCTGCAATACCAGCAAATCCACCAGCATTTAAATTGTATATTAGTCTATTCCAGCCTAAATAACCAGAGAGTGTAAACTCAACTGTTTGCTTCATTGCCGATCCAATGATTTCCACATCGCATTTAGTTACTAACCAATTATGACTAGCTTCCGTGCCTCCCGCTGTTGGCAACAAATCTACATTAGGAGCAATGTCGCTAGGTGGGTCTGCTATTTGACCAACATAATATATTCCTCCACCCTTACTTACATCATCTGTAGTAATAGCTGTTAAAAAATTATTGTCTGCATGTGTTACAATTGTGCATCGCAATGACATACCAATATTTAAAAACTGCGTTACACCTTGCAGGTCAAACTTGGAGTTTAAGGGAAAACCTTTAAAAATTTTATTGCCACTTAGTGTTTCAAATATAGCTTGCTTACTACCAAGACCACCGCCCATGCCACTATCAATTGGGTCACCGAATCTATACCCATAGGCATCTTCATTGTCGCTAACTCGCTCTGCGTCGTCTGGTATGGTCTCGCCTTCATCAAAAAATGGATGCGTCTCTATTGGCTCTGCCTGTGTTGCACTCGATATATTGTACCTTACATTATATGCCCCTTTTTCGACGCCCTTACATACTAAAGTAAATCTGCCCAGGTCTCCATCCAGTCGTTGCACGCCCCAATTAGTTTTTACCAAATCTCCGTAATGTGGATGATTTTCGGTTTCTCGTGCTTTTTCAAGACCCTGCTTAAACCTCATAACATAAATGAAATTGGCAGTCCAAATGCCGTCTATATCTACACTTATATTTTCTCCATTTGTTGCCTGCTCCTCAATACTGTTAGTCGTCTGAGCGGCTCCAAAAAGAAGTGCGGGATTTTGTATTACTTTCGCCATTTCAAAAATTTGTTGGATATATATCTTCGATTGTTGCTTGTTGGTTTTTGCTTGCTATATTCGCCATTCCCGCACTTGCGTTATTTATATTTGCCCCCGCACTATTAAGTGCATTGATTAGTGGTTGCAGATCATTTGCTGACATTGCACTTGTTTGTTTATCCACCTGCTGTCTACCTAAACCAATAGTTGTTTTATTCATATCTAGGACATCTTTGAAGACGCGATTGGTAGTTGTATTGCTATCTTTAACTCTGCTCTCTTTTTTTATTTTAAAAGCTTCCTCTGCCGTAGGAGTATTATTTACTTTAGGTTTTTTGTCTGAACTGAAAGGGGTGTCTTTTGTTACGCTTTGCGATTCCTTTTTTTCCGTAAAAACTCTATTTACTTTTGTGCTTACTGCCTTGCTTGTCTGGCTCATTGCATCTTCTACAACCCCAATAATTTTAGATGCCTTAAATATAGATTCTTTACTATCAGTGTTTGTTTTAGAAAAAGCTTTATTAATCTTTTCTATAGTAATTTCTTCGCTGTCTGCACTTTGCTGTTTATTGTTTGTAGTTTTTCCTAAACTTACACTTTTAGAAATAGATTCAGCAACTGACTTGCTTGCTTCATTTTTTGCTTTTGTTAAAATTTCATCCGTTTGCCTTTTGTCTTTTTTCTCATCAGTGCTCGTCTTACTAAAGAACTCTTCTATGCCCTGTGTTTTTGCTTGGCTCTCGTCTGTACTTTGTTTGCTAAAAAATTCTGCTATACCTTGCGTTTGGGTTTTCCTGTCGCTCTCTTCTGTTTTTGTATCGCTTTCTTCCGTTGTCTTTTTGTTAAAAAACTCCGCAATTCCCTGCGTTTTAGTCCCGCTTTCATCCGTGGTCTTTTTATTAAAAAACTCGGCAATGCCTTGCGTTTTAGTTTTGCTCTCGTCCGTACTTTTTTTACTAAAGAACTCTGCAATGCCTTGCGTAGATTGAGTATTATTTCTTTCTTGAGACTTATTTATTACAGAGCTTGAACTTTTACTTTCATCACTTGTAATTTTGTCAATTTGGTCAATATCCTTATTTAGTAAAGTACTAGATACTAATTTGCTTTGTACTAAAACCTCTTTTTTATTTGTTAGATCAATGTTGCTTTCTGCAACAATTTTCAAAGTTTCTATAACTTTTTTGGTCTGGGAGCTTACACTCTCAGATTTTTCTAAAGCACTCTTTTTATTTATGGAAAAGTTTTTTGTGTCTTGAGTTTTATTTACAGTTTCATTTTCTGCAAGTTTTGACATTTTGTCATTTTCTGACTTCTGTGTCTCAAGTGTTTCCTTTTTAGTAAAAAACTCTTCTATGCCCTGCGTTGCCTTTGATATATTGTTTAGAAATGCCTCTTTACTAAATGACTCCTTTTCTTGACTTGTTGCTGAGTTAAATTCTTTCCCAGTAGTTTCCTTAAAGGCAGTTGATAATACACTTGTATCTATAACACTATTCTTTGCTACTTCCTGCACAAGGTTAATTATTTCTGCGGTGCTGGCAGTATTACTACTTTGTGTGCTATTTGATTTAATTACACTCTCTTCTAAATCTGCATTTACGGAAGTATTTTTTTCGATAGTACTACTTTTCTTATCGCTACTAAGATATGATTGAATTTCTTGCCTTGCTTGTCGCAATTGCTCATCAACCATATTTCTTTTAAATTGATTCCGCTCTTCGTTAGTAGAATCCTTATACTCCCTGCCTGTCTTTTCTTTAAATTGTCTTCTAACTTCCTTTTGATCTAACGTTGTTGCTTCAGCAATAGTCTTAGCTATTTTCTTTATCTTATCTTCCTTTGATGTAGTAGCTTGTTCGTCTGTGCTTAAAGCATCACTTTGCTTATTAAGATCAGTTGAGGACGAGATGGATTTATTTACTAATGCCCTATTAATCGAATTATTTTCTATTCTATTTACTTGCTCGTCTTTAGTGTCCCTTTGCGAAGTGTCCTTCTGTTTAGAAATATTAATTTCATTTACTTCTGCGTTTATGGTATCAATTGATACTTTGTTTGCATCTGTTTTTATCTTATCATCTATTTTTTTGCTAGATACTATATTGTCCTTTTGTATGTTTTCGCCTAGCGTAGTAATGTTTTCTTTATTTAGCTTTTTAGTATCTTCGCTAGTGTTGCTAGTAAAAGCTCTCTTTGCAGAAGATATAAGCACTTGCCCGAAAGTTTTAATATCTAGACTTTCAAGCTTTTTAGTTTCTAATATGCTTTTATCTAAAGTAGCACTTTGATTAGTTTCTTTAGTTGCTTTGCTCTTTTGCGTTACGTCTTCCTTAAAAGTGCGAGCACTTGATTTAATATTTTCCAGTAATGTTTTTACGGACTTACTTTTATCTTCATCGGAAGAAATAAATGACTGTACAGCGTTTTTTACATCTTTGACTAAATTTATAGCACTGCTTGTTTTACTTACTTTCTGAGTGCTTTCATCGTCTGCTTTTGTTTTACTTGCACTAATCTCTACATCTAGCTTTTTTGTTTTTGTAAAAACAGAATCAGATTCTTGCGTGCTAGTACTTCTTGTCTTCTTTATATTTTGCGAATTATTAACATCTGTATTCTTCTCAATATTTTCTTCTGTGTTAAAAATATCGTTAAATATATTTTCTATTTCCTGTTGAGTATAATTTGTATCCTTTGTTGCAGTTGCGTCATCAATAGGCAGAGACACAGGAGCAATACCTTTAAAATTCTTAAATTTCTGCTCTATACCTTCGTCTTTGTCTTCAAATACAAAAGGCAGAGTATTCTTTATTTCTTGAGTTAAGTCTTTTACTGCATCTTTCAGTGAAACATTAGCATCTACTAGTTTTTGTTGTACATTTTCAAATGAAAATGCACCTCCTCCTCCCCCGACCCTTTGTTTGGAATCAGCAGTTATTTCTCTGAAAAGTGGCTTAATTTCATAAGGAGGCTGTGCGGGACTTTTAGGCAAATCGAATGCACCAAATTCCGCAAGCATTGGGTCTTCTAAAGTTATTCCTTGCCCATATTTCTTTATAAACGCTTTACGCTTTGCTAAGAATGCATCGCGTTTCTGTTCTATGTCTTTTGATACTTCATTGTCTGGCTCTAACGATGATATATCTACCGTGCCTACCTTGTTTATAAACTCGTCAAAAGCTACGCCTAATTGCTTCCTTGCTTCTTCTCTCTCTTTATCCCTAGCATTTGTTCGATTGCTGGCATTGTTCTTCTCGTACACTTGCATTTCTTCCGCAAATGCATTTAACTGCTCAATAGCTTGATTGTATTCTCTTTGGAACTGAACGGTATCTTGCGTAATTTCATTGCGTAAGCCCATGCCCACCTCTGCGTCATACAATGTGCCTAAAAGCATCTGCTCAAAACCTAAAATGTCTGTCAGAGCTTTATTCATTTTACCTTTTACAAGGTTGCGTGTATTTGCTTGCGGGAAGGCATTTTCTAAGAACTCTGCATTCTTGCTAATTGTCGCAAGTAGATTACGCAATTGCATCAATCCCTTAGTATTAAAGTTCTCGGGCTTTATTATTTGGTTAAGGTCAAGCTCGTAACCATCACCAATAAAGTTTTCATCTATAACGCTTGGGGGCAATGGAATGTTCTCTTTTGTGATATTTTGTTGGTCAAAATATTTCTTTATGGCGTCGCCTAAACTAATTCCAATATCATAATGCCCGCCTAGTTTATCGAAATCCATCCTTAGTTGCTGATCTTCTAATATATTTTTGGCAGTCATGCCGTATACTATCTTTTCGTCGCCAGATAATACTCTTCTGCCCATCAACATGTCTGGCACAAATTCGTTCATCTTTTTATCAAAGGTGCCATAAGCATCGTAAATAAACTTATCAAAGGCATTACGATCTTCATTGAGTTCGCCTTGAAGAACTTTATTTTGATAATTATTTCTTTCTAGGAATTGTTCTGTATTCTTTTGAGCATATTGCTCTAAACCCTGCCTTGTATCTTCGTCATTAGCCCGCAGTAATGCCTCGTCTCGCTCTTTGCTACCTATCGCACCGAAAGACTCTGCCTTTTGTTGTCTTATTTCGTCAAAGTCTTCGTCTTTAAATGGATTGAGGCTATCTATTGCACTTTGTATAGATGCTTGCAGAAAAGCTACTACAGGTGAAAATAAGTTTACTATTTTGGGCAAATGTTCTCGCAATGAATCTACAAGAGTCATGCCAAAATTTTTAGCTACAACTACTAAAGCATCAGTTAGCTTATAAAACTCATTGCTATCCAAACTAAAAACCTGTGCAAAAAATTTGCTCGCCTTACTAAAGATGTTAACTATCGATTCGTATGCGTCAAGTACTGCAAGTTTTATTTCGTTCTTTAGATAACTTGCTAGTTCGTCAGTGCCACCCTTTGCTACATTTAGCAATACTTTCCATGCATATTCAAATTCTTTTGAAATGCCTTGCCAGTCTATATCTTCACGCAAGGATCTACTTAGCTCATCGGTAAAGTTATAAAACGTCCTAAATGCAGGTTCTAATACTTCCCCTATGCGAGTAAAAAAGTTAAAGAAGGAGGCTTTCATTCTATCAAAAGCCTTTTGCAGTGTACCCTCCATTTTGCCAAATGCTGAATTTTTTGAGCCACCAGAATTAAATTCTGTCTCTTTAATCATGGCTTCAAATCTCTCAAAGTTGTCCATTTGACGCGCCGCATTCCCCGCTTCAATACTAGAGAACAAATTAGCCATATCTAAGCCTGCCGCCCTTGCCCCCCTTCGCAAGCTTTCTACTACGTCTAGTATTCTACCTCCTTCTGCAATAAATTGCTGAAAAGATATACCTTGGTTCATTCTTCGAAATATAGTATTTGCTTGCGATCCGTGATCTTGAAGCTCTACTAAAAATTGTCTAAATTGCGTTGCACCTACCCGTGTAAGTGTACCTGTAGCACTTAAAGCGGATATAGCTCCTACCAAATCTACTATATTTAGTTTTAATGCGGCGGCAGTAGGAATAGCTTGATACATATATCTACTTAACTCTTCAAAGGTTAATTTAGACATAGTGATGCCCTTAAATAAAACATCTGATAGATATTCTACATCGTATGTTTCCTGCCCGTAGGCATTCATAATATTAGTCAATGCATCTACAGACGTTCTTAAGTCAGTTACTCCCGCAATAGCTGACTCTTGTGCCGTTTGCATAAAGGACTTTAGGTCTTTTGGATTAATGCCTGCACTAAGACTTTGATACATACCTGCGGCAACCTCTTCGGTAGATACGCCATATCTTTCGGAGAACTCTAATGCATCTTTTTTCATTTGTGCAAAAGCTTGTTTGTTAGCTTTTGGCAACAACGTAAATGCCTCCATCATGCTGTGCTCAAATTTTCTAAAACTTTTTTCAGATGCCACAAAACTTCCTGCTCCTACAACGCCACCAAAGCCAACTGAAATTTTACCAACTCTTGCAATACTAGAAGTAAGTTTGCTAATCATACTTGTAGCTCCTCTGGCGGCTTCAGCTACACTGCCAAGTGTGCCTTTTACCTTGCCCAACTTCTGCTCTACGCTTTTGATGTCAGCAGTTATTTTAATTTCTGTATTCATAGACTTTTCTTAATTTCCTTATGTTTGCGTCTTATGTAAGTTTGCATATCTTTTCTTACATTGCTTAGTGCAGTGCGACGGGCTCGCTTATAGTGCTTATTTTTTACTACTGCCTCTAATCTGCTAAACCAAATTGCAGTTGCCTTCTTGCCTAAAGTTCTAATCCTTACGCCAGTCGGTGGCACTTTGCCCCCATGCTTTGCATCTAATGAAGGTTTAAACCTTGCATTCTTAGGTCTTTCAGTAGGACGCCAGGTCTTATAGAGCATTGTGGCTTGAACCCATGCTGTCCCCCTGTAACTTCTCCAACCAATTGCTTGCCATTTTGTTCTTGCGAGTCCTAGTTTTGGATATTTTTTATTCTTTTCTCGTTTTGCAGTAAGACTTACATAGTGTTTTGGCGGTCTAAGTGTTCCTTTTTTTGTTCGTTCTCTTGTACGAAACTCTTGCAATATCTTTGTTCTTGTAGCTCTCTTTTCATAGAATATCTGCCTAAGCCCTTTTACTTTAACTGCAGACTTAGATCTTGGACTAAAACCTGTAACTACTTTTCTTAATGTATGTTCCACTAGCCCTGCCGTGCCACGCTTGTTGAGCTTGACATATTTATCTAGGGTTTTGTTTAAAGCCCTAGTTTGCATGGACATAGTGATCATTCTAATATTGGGTTTTTGTCTTCACCAATACGCCTTATTTTAGTGCCATTATATTGATAATAACACCATAGGTGATGCCATACTATTTGTAATGGCATTTCCCAAAATATTTTATCTGCCCCTAATGCATTACCTTTTGCTAATGCAAATGCGATAACATTAAATGCGGGAGGGTTTATTTTTTTTTACCATCAATCTCTGAAATCAGATTTTTGACGTCGTCTTCTGCCGAGCTTTCGTTTAGTGGTTCTACTTTTGGCGTTAATGCAGACACTAGAAGTTCGCTTATTTTATCACCCATTTCATTAATTGATCCAAGATCAACTGTGTCGCCCCATTGTATTACTTCATTGACAAACACTAAAGAGCATCCACTCTCATTATGACCTTTTGAGGAGTCAAAGATTAACGACCTAACATACTCTAATGGCTGAGAGTGGATGAAAAAAAATGCAATTGCTTCATAAAAAGGTACGGAGGTTGCCCCGCCAGATGCAATTTTCAATTGTGCAAAATCACATAAACTTAAAGTGCCTGCGGTGGGTTTCCTTATTGATACTTTGCCAATTTTATCTCCCTCTGGCTCCAAGTATTGTTTTATATCGTCTATGTCCATGCTAGTATCTATTGGTTAGTTTCTTGTGCATGGGACTATCTTCTACGCAATAGAATTGCTTAGTTCCCTTTCTAATTAATACGTGCCCTTTAGATTCTTTAATTTTATCGACTAAATACTCTTTTGTATTAAGTGCACAAATTAACAATGCAAAAGGATGTTGCGGATAATTCTTTTCGTACCACTCGTCACTATACCATGCATCAATTAGTTCTTTGGTCACATATTTACCGCATTTTGATTTTCCCTCAAAGTGCCATGTGACTGTTTGTTTGCCACTTTCGTCAGTTACTTTAGACCAAAAGGGCTCTTCAAATGGTATATTTAAAGCACTTAATGCAGAAGCAAGTTGCGTGTTTTTTGTGAAAACAGGTTTATGTGCCAGCGGAGTCCGTATGTTTTTATTCATCTTAACTATTCATCTTAACTGCCCGCCTTGCGGGCTTTTATTTAAAACTCTGCTTGCGTTACTTCTGACTTCGTATTGACGTCAACTTCTGCATAAGCTTCGCCAGTCATTTCGAACTTCATAAAGTCTTCGTTAGAAGCATCCATTTTTATGGAAGTAATCAATAGATCAGTTTCTGTAGCACCATCTCCGCTCCCGCCTCCTTGTCCGCCTTGAACCCCAGCAATGAAATTAGGTAATCCTTTAACCTCGCCTAGAAGGGCAACTTGACCTTGTGCAACGCCAGAAATAGTTACTTCCATCTTTGGGTCAGTAATAACTTGCCCTACAGAAATTCCCACTTCGTTTTTAAAAGTGTTGTTTGTTTGAAAAGAGTTTGTTCCGCTTACGCTTTCTACGACTACGTATCCGTCTACATAAGGAGTTCCAAACTTTACATCAGATGCTGCGCCAAATTTTTGGAGCGATGAGTTACCTGCGACTATAGCTGCCATAATATTTAAATTTTAGAGTTATTTTTAGTGTTAATCTAAACTTGGGTTTTTGTCTCCATTAAGATTTTAATTCCATTATTAAATACAAAACTACTTCGTGCACCAGAATGTCATTCACGACATCTACTGAACCACTTTCTATCCTTGATTCAAATACATGATAGTTTGAGCCTTGCATATTATCTATTAAGTTATCACGATTAAAGTTATTAACTAAAGTGTCAAAATTATTTCTTGCTCTATCAGTTGTAACATCAGCATAATGCTCTTCATATTTTACTGAGACGTATACATGAAATACATCTACTAAGCTTGAGGTAAACTTTTCCATGCTCTGCGGAGATACTGTTATTACTGGTGTCTCCATGCTATCTGTACTTAATCCATCCCTTACAGGAATACTCAACCCCTGCCCTGCAATAGACTTTATTGCATTTGTTACACTGGTAGGGATCATTTTATAAACTTTTCGAGCATTCTATCTATTTTTTGCTCAATGTTATCTATCTTTTTGAATAAATTTACATTATCGGCAGATTGCTTGCTAACAAGAACCTCAAGTTCATTTATTCTTTTTTCGTGGTAATGCAATGTATGAAAGAGATGTTTTATAAAAAAACCCCCTATTCCGATAATCACTCCCATGAAAATTTGTATTAAAAGATTAGTTTCCATTCCTGCTTATAATTATTTCTATGAGTATAAATATAATTAAAAATACTGCAATTATTGAACTCATCTGCGTGGACTTGGACCAAAATAAAACCCTAATATTCCACAGAGAGCCGTTTGTCCCATATAGGCAAGGTGTCCACTAGAGAGATGGATTGGTTCCTGCGTTGAGGGGTAGGACAAGATTCCGAATAACCATTCAGTTCGTCCTTCTCCACTGGCATTGGTGATTGATAGAAACTCTGCTTGAGGGAAGATGGTGCAGAGCAAGACGCACAAGCAAAGAGTACCAACGCCCATAAAAGCAATGATACGCCTACTAAAAGAAACAAATTCCCCATTACCTCCTTGATGTATTGAATTTTGTAACTTAATGAAATTTTCATTTGCACGAGTTTCTCTTGCCAGTTCCAACTCGTGCTTTTGCCTACGATTCTCGAAAACGAAGCCGAACGCACCTTTAAGGATAGCCCCCATAGCCGTAGAGCCCCCCCCTGTAAGTAACATAAGCAAGATTTCACCCATTTCACTTCGTCAAATGATTGTCCACTTTGCTACGCAATCTATCCAATTCTTTTTCAAGATACCTTATTCTTTCAAATTGCTGATGATCAGAAGTAATTGGTTGATCTTGCATAGACAGCAAATGATCTAAGTCTGCTTTTGATTGCTCAGAATATTTCTCTAAATGCAACATTCGTGCAGACAAATCACCTAGCATTGTTCCTTCGTGCTGAACCCTGCCCAATCCATTATCTAAAGCAATAAGCTTGTTCCAAACTACAGAATATCCCCAAACACAAGTACCAACAATTGCAATGACCTTTGCCATGAACGCAAGGTTAGCCTTTACTTGCACATTATCTCCTACTTCGGTAGCCATTATGGTGCTAAGGATTTATAGGTGTGATCTGATGGAAGATAAGCTTGCAATCCCCATTTATGGGCAAGATAACCTTCAACCTTTAATACATCGGAATCTGCTTTGAAATATACAATTTCTGCAAAATATCCAACCAATTGACTTAACTCAAATTCATTGGCTCCTACACTTATATGAGCCAAGGGATTATTTCCTGTGTTACCTGATGTAAACTGATCGCCACTACCATTTAGTAATTTTAAATAGGAACTTGATGCTCCTATTTTAAGAATAATTATATTATCATCTCCCTCTGGGTAACCACTAACTGATAAATTACGACTGGTTGCATCTGTATCGCTACCTAACCATTGCAAAGAATTTGCGGTTGTTCTTCTCATAGCTTGTCTTTTGCTAGTAGAATCTGTGTGATGAAGAAGGAAATCTTGTCCCGCATCAATATAGGCTTTGGTAACCAAAGCTATAAATATAGGTGCTGTATTTTGATCGTAGCTCCAATTTTTATTGGTTAAGCAATTCCCCGAATCAAATTCTATAACATTACGACCCCTCAATGTAGCTGTACCACTTTGTGCATCGCTATTAGCATTTTGATCCTTTGTTAAATGATACCCATTTCCACTCTTATCACCCCATTGTGTCAAGTCTGTGCCACTTACAGTAAGGGAACTTAAATCACTTGCATCGTACCACAATTCAGTAGTTGTATCTGCGGGTGACCATTTACTATCAGCTAAAACTAAATTATCAAATGATCTATACCATGCTCTATCATAATGATATGCCAATGCTACCCCTGTGTCAGCACCATCGCTAACAAGGGCTTGTGTGCCATCATTAGCGGATGCAGGAAGTGTTGCTATGGAATAGGCAGATAAAGTTTCTAATCCCCCAACTCTTGTATCTAACTGCCCAAGGCTAACTTTTGTTGCATAGGCAGAATCATCATCTGTCGCACCTTCTAGGGTATTAACTCTTCCCGCCAAATTGCCTAAAGATACCTCTATGTTGCCAAGTGAAACTGTAGATGCTCTGCTTTCAAACCATTCCTTATTGGCTGAAAATAAATCGTTTTCATCATCGTTTGCATCTCCTATTTTAAGGGATGTACTGCCTAAATAAAAATGCCTCACCTTGGCAGATGCATTACCTATATCATAAGTATCATTGGAAGATGGAAGTAAATGACCATTGCTATCTTCAGACCAATTACTTAATCCACTTCCACCACCACTCTCTAATGTAGTTATTCTGCTCTCTAAGTCGTTTGTATCGTCAACGTCAAGGGCACGGACTTGGGCTAAAGTATCTAATGCAGATTGTATATTCCCAAGCGAGGTGCATCCACATACACCCCAATTAGCGATACTTACAGGACTATACGCTAGAGTACTAGCGTCTAAACTATCAATTCTGTAATGAAGGCTTTTTTCTACTATGCCAACATCTATGCCTACTGCTTTTAGGAAGCTCATAAATCAGCACTTCCATTTTGGCATTTTAAGAAGTTACAGTTACTAATCCAGATGTAGAAATGGCTGAATCTCCAACGGCATTGGATGCTAGGACGCCATAATAATAATCGCCAGCGGTTGTCTCGTCATAAAGTACAACATATTGATCGCCAGCAGAAGTAGGGTCATTATTAACGCCTTGAGAAATTTCTAAATTGCTTCCAGCACCTGCAACAGACCAGTTGGTTCCATCATGCGACAAAGTTGCAATCAAAGTGTCTGTAGTCGTTACTGGATTAGCAGTACCTCTGTAAATGCGAAACTCGTCTTCGTTATCTGAATTGTCTTGGAAAGATATTTGTATTTTTGCCATAATGTGCCTCTCTATAATTGTTTTTGTGTCTCCACTAGTCTATTAATATACTAGAGCTACTAGGAACTACATCACTAGCACCAGTGGCATTGCTTGCTGAAACACCATAATAATGCTCTCCTAATACAGTATCAACAAACTCGACTTGGAAGTCTTGACTAACTGTTGTTGGAGCCCCTCCATCTTGCAGTACCTGTATTGAATTAATACTTGAATCTTGGCTTGCGGAATCAATATTCCAAGATGTGCCATCCCAGTCTATTTTAAATAGAAATGTCCCGCTTGCGGATGTCATATTCAGATCAGACCCACGATATACAGAATGAGTCGTTTCATTATCTGCCTCATCTGTCCATGTAAGTTGTATAAGTTTGCTCATATTAATTTATGTTCCATTTTTCCATTAAGGATTGTTCGTATTTGGATACAGAATCTACTGTAACTTCTTGTGTAGTAAAAAATAGTTCACCTAATGCCATTGGATTATTAAAGTGTGCAATACCTGCATTTTGATTATAATAACCATTCAAAAATACAGGATCAGTACTATTTAACCCACTACCCGCAGGAGTATTAGTATTTTTCTTTGCTAAGATGCCATTGACTTTGACAAACGATTCCCGCTTATGGTTATCGTAACTAAATACACAAACAATTGGCACTTGTAGTGGAAAAGAAAAAGAAATACGAGAGTTTCTTTGATCTAGATTATTGATATCAAAATAACCTCTATAATTGTCCCAAGGCAGGTGTATTAGAAATCTAGGATTTTTTTGAAATATAAAACTTCCCCTCAGTACTTCAGTCGGTCTAGCTACTACAAATATAGTACATCTTTTGGCGCGATAGATTTCAGTAAACCCTGCGTTAGTGTTTTGAAACGTAGTAGTGTTGAAAAATCCTGTCCTAAAGGCACTAGTAAGACTGGTATGCCATCCATACAGCTCTTTATCGATCATGTAAGCAGGTTTGCCATTTATAAAGTTTGCTGAATGTGTAAATACTTGCCTAGAAACAGGATAAGTAGGTGTGCCAGACAATGTCATACCTGCTTTGCGATAATCGTCTGCAATATACTGGGGATTACTAAAGTCTGTCGGATATCCCCTTGGCATTTTTATCAAACCTCCAGTTAGCCTATCGTAGGAATCAAATCCCTTTTCTATATATTCGGCTGGCTTGACAAATGTGTCATTATTTACAGGCATTGGTGTATGCTTGGTAGCATCAAGATGATTTATCGGAGCTAATTCCTCAATGTCACCTCCTTGCGTATATATAGAAGGAGTTAGGCAACTTGCAATATTGTAACCAAGCTCTATACTAGATTTAGCAGTTAGCATATTCTGCACTTTTTCCAAGTGATGGGCAGTAGTTATGCAAACATTTTTATTATTAGTTTCGAGTTCTTGCATGAAACTAAATGTTTCATCATATATTGCAAATCCCCTTTTTTTGAAAAAAACTAGACCTACGCCACTAGTTACAAATGGCAAATATTGACTTAGTGGAAGTTTTGGATTGCTGTATGGAGCAATCGTATCTGAGTAGCCATTTGGAGTGCCATAGTGAGCATCTATAAAAGTAGCCTTTTGACTACCTAATAATCCGTTATCATAAGAATTATTAGGCTTACCAAGGTTGTTGCCATAAGGTTTTAATGAAGGGTAGTATCCATACAATTCTATTGATGTACTGCTCCCTGTGTTTACATTATAGCCTATTATGCTAGTCGTATACTCATTTATGCCACCATGATTGTATAATTGTAGCTCTAATGTAGTATCCCCTCCACTAACTATATCTTGATCTTTCAGCCAAAAATTATATGAGTTAAGTGGTGCTCTACTTGCCATGGTTTCGCCAGAATTTTCATATAAATCGAAATCTGCATATTTATTAATTCTAACTAAATTGTACGCGGAATTACTATTTGTCGGATTAGCCCATATTGCGTTTAAATCTAAATTATAATTTTGTGCCCATAGGAACATCTCCTCATAAGTATTAAATTTAAAATAATCTTTCCATTGTGGTACAGTTTTGCAACTGCTCCCTTTTTCTTTTATGTAAAAAGGCAACGGAAATCCATAATAAACATGATGCAATGAGTATTTGGCTATATCAAAATATAGCTGGCGATTTGTTAATCCAGTCACTGCTTTGTGATACATAAATCCATGATTTGGCACATATTCAGCATACGCACCATTCAGATTTACTGACAATCCATACGGACTATATCCCCACTGAATATATTGTGCCCCATTAACTGGATTGCCGTTTGATTCAAACACTTTCCTCCACTCAAGCCTATCAAAGCCAGATAAATGTTTAGCAGAACTATAAAAACCAAGTAATCCACGCTCCCTGTAATATGAGCCAATCCTGTCGCCTTTGTCTTGTATTTCAAACATGACGTCATCATCATCAGAAACCAAATCCTCAGTGCCTTTTCTGTCTACAATAACAATAGGCAAGTCTGGAAAATCGAAATATGACCGCAACCAATCAATTAAATCTTGATAGGCAGTTATCATATTAGTGTCTCTGTTTTCCATATTTATGATAACACCAGAAAGTCTGCCTTGCACAAAGTTATCACGCAGTTCTTGTATGTGTGCGTTAATATTATTTTGTATATATGTAAGACCATCGGCTCCAGATGCATAACTAGTGCTTGCTATTGCAGAAGGTATAGAGAGTCGCCAAACGGCAATAGGTTTATTAAGAGAATTTCTTAACCCATCTGCCATACTAAGCTCTGCACCAAACTTATTATCTTTTGCATAATTGCTGGCTTGCATATCTTTCCAGCTACCCTCAACCATTGTGCCAGATTTATATATAGTTTTAATTTGGCACTGATCTATTATTTGCTCTAGTGTTTCAGCAGATTGCCCTTCATATAAAGATAACTCAGAGACATTAGATTCTCCAAGCACTTGCTCGTCTCCTATATATAAATATAAATTGCTCCTTCTGTATACATCTGCATATCCGATTTGTTTTTTTGTTTCACCAGAACTATTAAAATTTATAATAGTAACTTTCTTTGTGCCTTTATCATTATTATTAATGTTAATTTGATAGTCTTCTCCTACGCTGTCTGGAGATGGCGTGTTCGATGTTTTTAATTCTACTTCACCTTCTTGCACAAATTGCTGGTTGTTAGCATCAATTGTAATCTTGCCTACATTAACATCGTCTATTTCGACTTTGTATCCATCCTCCCTTTCAGATGGGTCTTGGAAAAATATGCCTATTTCTTTTGTCATGTTCCAGTTGCGGTTACTGCACTAGCCGAAAGTGGCAACGTGCTTTTGTCTGCTAGTTCTATAACAATATTTTCGCCACCAATAGCGTATGGCTGGATTCCGAAGTCTGGATGTATATCTTTGAAGTTTTCTTGAAATGGAGTTGGGTAAACTGGACTCCAGTCGTTTTTCTGCAAACTACTATCCCAGGCGTCATAATGGTATAAAGGATCACCCGCAAGATGGTCAAAAAGTATTGCCCCAGACCTAGCAACGGCATCTTTTGATGCTCCATATACTAAAAGCTTTTGTTGTTGTGTGCTTAAAGCATTGAATGAGATCTCTGTGCCACTATACGGATAAAGACAATGTAAATTATAGCCCCTCGATTTATTCTTATCGCTATCAATAATATAAAAACCGAAATTCTTCGTATCTGCTATATCCCATATTACGTCTGGTCCATAATTGAGTAGTATATTATTATATTCCCAATCTTCGTATGCAGTGCCTCCTGTGTGCCCAGAAGCATATAGGCTGTCTTCATATTCATAAAATTTATTTAGTCCACTAATTCCTGCATCATTCTGCCCTAATGCATCTATGTTTAATACATGAACGTGTACTTTAACTGCTACGAAATATATATAAAAAGGTGTGCTAGTGCCCCATTGTTTCCATACTATTCTATAGGCAGAATCTGCTTCCTTTTCCTGCACATACTTTCCAGCTAATGAGATATTACTTGTATCATTGAAATAAAATTCTGTTATGTCTGTAGCAGGTCTAGACTCAAAAGTCATCATTGGATTATATGTTAATCCATATAAATCGGTAGATGTGGTAAGATATTGATTTCTTACATTAGTTATCGTACTATTAGTAGTAAATGCCTCGTCCCATAAAAGTCTTGGGTCTATATTAAATAATTTTACTTGTGCAGTAGTTTCTGCACTTCTTTTATTTTGTAATTTTGTAAGCTCCAAAGCATATTGCATAGTAGGTGCTTGAACCTGCGATGCATACACAAAGCTAGGTTCTTCTTGCGGTGCTATTATTATACTAGCTCTAACAACAATAGCATCCTGCCCATACCCAGCGGGTCTGTTGTCATAATCATAAACTGTTACGCTCGACAAGCCACTTGGGGCACATAATGCTACAACCTTACTTGCCTTTTTAGGTGTGCGATCTATAATCCTTACGCTAGTTGGCTCTAGTGGTGCAGTATCTAATAGTCCACTAATTTCACTAGGTGGCTCTAGTTGCTGTATAACAGGATTACTTGGTGCTAGTGGCTCAACCATTACGCTTGCTTCTACAGTTAAAGTATCTGGCAAGCCTATTACTCGCACAAGCTTACTAACTGGGTATGCACGTGCATATTCTTCATTGCCAGATTGTGTAGCAAGCAACTTGCTGTATCCTATTGCTACAGGACTTATGTAAAAAAAGTCTCCATTTGGAGTAATGCTTACATTGCCCGCACCTTCTATAACAGAATAGCTTACAGGCAAGCCTGATGATGCATAAGCCAAAAGCTTAATGGATTGTCCATTTATGGGTATGTAATTTTCCATCAAAATTGTTCCCAAGTTATGAATTGCTCAAGCGTACCTGTTTGTGCCTCAACTAGATGCGGTGCTTGTGGTTTTAATAATTCACGAACTATTATAATTGGTGGTTTTGTAGGTGCTTGTGGTAACTTCGTTACATCTACAGAAACTACTTCATTGGGTGGGTATTGGGCTATTGCATCAACAAACAATGGCTCGTTAGGGAAATCTTCAACATAAATATATATTCTGTCACCAACATTGAATATGTCTACATCTACAACTAAATACCCTTCGCTATTTACTTCTAAAATATGTAGCTTTTCCCAAGTTTCTGCATTTCTGTAAATTATTACTGATGCCGTTCTGGCATTTAATGTAGCATTATTTCCATTTGCTAATGTAGAATAGTATGAAAACTTACTTTTTGTATGCTCTAAGGCATCTTGTGTGCCGACATCAAATTTGGTATAAGTTTCTAAATGCAATACATGATTGCCCATTGCAAAGGAGTGTCCATCTGGCAATACATTTTCTGAAGTATCCTTTGCAGTTACTTCATATGTCCAGACTTGTTGAGGCGATGTTATATAATGAGCATGTTTAAAGTCGGCAAACTCGATAATATTACCAGCTTCGTCTAATACATCTTTATAATTATATGTTTTAATTAATGCGTATTGTTCTTGAGCGTCAAATGTTCCATTCTCATCTGTGTCTACTCCAAGCAACTGCAATCTATAATCGTAAGGAACAATAGAAGAAAATCTTTTCTGTATCATTGTTCTATCTACATATTCCCAATCATATGTTTCTACTGATGTAGCATCTATAGTTTCTACAGGGAAAGGCTTACATGTTGCATAATTGCCGTGCCATTGATTAACGCCATGTGGCATCCAGTATTGCCATTGATAAGTTATGCCATCATGCTCCTCTGACATTAGGTGTGGATGTGCAAAAGGCTCTGCCATTGGAGATGCCCATAGAGCCTCTGCTTCAGTCACATACAGCGGATAATACCCATCTATGGTTAGAGGCTTGCCCCATTCTCTCGCACGAGAGAATGCAATACGATTTGGACTTGTTTCTACCGAAATTACTATACCATCGTTAGGTTTGTAAATTGCTTTTGCAAGTAACATACTTGGCATAAGAGGTATGTATGGATCACGCACCCCATCTCCATCAGCATCTACGTCCACCAAGTCAATAATGCCATCGCCATCTGCATCATCATAACCAGTGCAATATGGTGATGCATATTTGGGTAAATATATGATAGACATTTTTTCGCCTACCGAAAAATCATATTGGTTTGATTGTAAAGTTATTTTACCATCTTCAGCACCAACTACTTCAAATTCTTCTGTTTGGTTTAGAGCCAGAACTCTCCCACCCTGTTGTAATACTTTAGTTATTAAACAGTTTGTTATCTGGTCTACTGTTTTCATACAATAGTAACCTGTAAATTCTTAGGTCTCCAAGGCTCATGTGTTACCTCGTATGTAGCCTCATTTTGGGCTAGTGCGTGCAATTGCGATACTGTTAAGTTTTGATCAACCAAAAGCTTTCCGTCCATGTAATCGTCAAAATCCCCTATTACAATTTCGTGACTTCTTACTTTTTGAGCATAATGAGCTAACTCATAGAGTGTATCAAACTCTAATGGTGCGCCGTCTTTTAAATCTAATATTCGCTGATCGGCAATTTCCTCCATCATTTGCCTAGCAGTAGCATAACTGCCTATATGTGCAGATGGAGTAACAAGTTCATGCAATGTTGCTGGAGCAACTGACCTTAATATTCTACATTCTGCTTGAAACGTACTTTGATGCCCCAAATCTGTTCTTACAATAACTACTTCTAAAACCGCTTCTGTTTTTGATCTAGTTAAAGCATCTACTGCCTCTTGAGTGGCTAAGTTTATTTCGCCTTGATAATATGTGTTTCCATCTGAATCAAGATTCGCATCAAATGTTTCGTGTATTGCAATAAAGTTATTTTCTACACTATTTAAACTGCTTTTAGTTGCTACAGAGCAAACGATAGATTCATTTGGCTCAAGTCTTAATATTTCATCGTTTTTGTAGTCTTTAAAATACAAGTTTATTTCTACATGGTCGCCCTCGAAAAAAGATACTGTAGAGGCACTAAATCTTTCGCTGTCCGTAGTTAGGGCTTTTGATGTTCTACCGACATCAACATAGTATGTTCTGGTTTGCCTTATCATCTTTCGTTTACTCCACTATAGACAATGCCAACTAATGCAGGGTTGGGCTGTTTTTGTATTGCAGATATACGAACTGCTTCGCTATCTACAATTATACGCGTACCTATTTTAGGCATTTGCAGAAGGTCTGATTTTTTGCATATAATCATACCTAAAGACGAATCACTAACACCGCCAATATCTAATGTTGGCGCAAACTCTGATTCCGCTGGCAATGCCTTGATTGCACTACCATTTATATTAACATTTACTGCTAATTGAGTAAGATGGTCTTCAAATGCATCTAGTATAAAAGATCGCAACAAGCTCACAGAACTTCATCTCAACAATCAGATTTATGCTTCTGTCTCGTCTTCTAGATCAAAGTCGCTAACACCATAGAATGCATTAATGGTGTAGGTCTGCCTAATGCGAAGACCTGCATTGTCTTGCAATAAAGCAGGAGCACCACGAGCAACTAGAAAGTTTTCTGGCTGTTGTTCTGCATTCTGACCTAAAATAAATTGAGTATAGGTCTCAAGCATTCCCCACAGAATCTTTCTGGCATCATTCATTTCGTCTGCCTCAAGATCGTGAATCTCAGAACGTTTAATGCAAACATACTCAGAATTGAAATCCAAATCACTATTAATTAAGTCTTGCCCGCCAGACAAATTAGTTGGCGCAACTGCAACTGGTAGCGAAGTGTCTCCTCCTGTGGCAACTACAATAGCAGAAGTTTCTGCCGTGTCATTGATAAGTGAAGTGATTTTTGCAGTACCTTCAGCAGGGACTTGACCAGATGGGTCTACCCCACCTTGCAAGGTAAGTGCATTATTAACTGCCACATCGGTACCAACATAACTAGCATTTTGCGATGGAGTCATAACTTCTTGGATAGTACCAGCTGATCCATCGGTGGATACCCAAGCATATACAGTATTAGTCAGCAAATCCCAAATGTCGTCATTCGTGTAAGTTGAAATATCGTTTTGCAAGCAAACAGTTACATCTCCATCAGATGCATTGACCTTTACCTCGTCTTGAGTAGCACCAGCTACGTTATCAAGGACAGTAAATTGCAAAGTTTGTGCGAGATCGCCTAATTGAACTGCGGTAAGAGTAATGCCAGTGTTGTAAATAGCAGAATCATAACTGCCACCGAAATTTGCGATAAAGTTATCTCTAAACAAAACAGAAACAGTATTGGTATCTGCGTCATATTCTGCATGATCCGTACCGCCATTGTTTTCTACAATCTCGATTTTGATGTTATTTGCATCAGCACTTTTAGCTACAGATTCAATTTGTACTGCTCCACTAGTGCCACTATAAAGCTCTAAAGATGCGGAGAGTGCGGGTGCACCAGTTACTTCCAAAAGGTCGCCAGTCGGACCAGTGGTGAGGTTAACAAGAGATGGGTATACGTCGGATGTATTTGCTTTAGGCATTTTATATTGCTCCTATTTTGAATTAGTTTTTAAAGTTTTATAGTTATTGATCTAGTTTTCGATATTTGATTAATCGCCCCTTGCCGTACCAAGCTACCCACCGATACCTAGTGTCGTCTTGCTCTCCATCGCCATCGTTATCGGTAGCTCCTTGTGGCAACTGAACTCTGTGTTCAAATAAGGTATTTGCTTGATCCGCATTATTAAATACTGAAGTCTGCAAAGTACCATTTGCATCAGCAAGCTCTGATACTATAACGTGTGTATTTAAAAAATTGGCGTGCATTATTGCTTCCTAAATTAAGCAACATCAAGTGAGAAGATACGCTTAGTGGTACCATCGTTAGGAGCTTTCAATCCATACATAATAGTAAGGGCATATTGCTCCTTGGCATCAAATACATCATATTTTCTGCGAAGCTGTAAAGACAATCCACTGTTTGGCTCACTAGCATTTGAGATGTCTCCAATTTGCATAGAAGCATCTGCAAACTCTGGCAAGCGATTTACCATCGCAAGAGAGCCTTCATATCCTGCAAGAACCTTTTCTCCTCCAGTAAGACCTGCTAATCCATTGTAAGTGTAAATGGCAAAGCCACCAAGTTGCTGATCGACTAAAGCACGATTGATGCCTGGTTTTACATCATAGGTAGCATTGCTAATTGTGGTAAGCGTTTTAAGCAGTTGATAATAAACAGAATGATCAAGCACCATCCAGCGTCCGCTTTTAGGCATATTAAGATCATCCATGTGCTTTGCTACATCAAAAATGTCATCAACATCAAAAGATGCTAAAGGAATTTGAGTACTATTAATTACTTGATCTTCAGCAAATGCAGTCTCCAGCAAATCTTCTGTTACTTTTTGTGCAAGAGCATGGGCGGCATACTTTGCTGATTCAGCAACATAAGCTACTTGCGATTGCTCTCTTTCTAAGTCGGTTAGGTGGAACTTAATGTATTTATGTTGATCTAAAGTAATAGTTACCGCATCAGCATCTTGATCTTCATTTCCATCATTATAGCTATGCGTATTAGCATTGGTCGCTTCATTCCAGTCAACTACATCGCTTTTGTTACGTGTTGAAAAGATGCGGGTTTGTAGCGATTGATTAAATCGCATAGCCTGTCCGCCAAAATCTCTATGAATCGAGCCTAAGATGCCAAGGTCTTTAGTAAAGGTGTCTAATGCCTCTTGAAGGATTACATCAACCGTAAGGTTGCCATTAGGATATTTATTGGTGATTGAGCTTAGATTAGCCATTATAAGTTACCTCCAAGGATTTTCTCTTTATGTTCTCTGTAATATTTTGTTTTAGCAATTGGGTCGCTGATAGATTGAAATTCTGCAACATAATCTACTCCGCTACCTTCAGCAGTTAAAGATACAGGGCTCACGCCAATTTCTTGCAGTTCTTCAATAACTTTTACTTCAACTTTGGCTTCTTCTTCAGTGAGTTTTTCGACTTGAGTCTGCAACTCTGAGTTAGAAGCTTCTAATTGCTCGTTTTCTTCCGAGAGCAATTTACATTCAGAAGTAAGTTCGTCGATTCTCGACTCATATTCTTTATTTCTTTGCTCAAGAAGTGAAATTTCGCTACGCAAGCCTTCAAGTTGCTCTGCATGTACAGTAGCTTCTTCTTCTAGTGCTTCCGCTTTCTCTATTATATTTTTAACATCTGTCATTGGTATTGCCTTTTTGTCTCCATTACTTTTCGAATATTAATAAATTTATCGCATCTTCATAATTCCCAACTAAGTCCACAAGCCCCACTCCCTTCGATTTAATTCCAAGGAAGACTTGTCCTTGCATTGCACTTTCTTTGATTGATGGTCTTGCTTCTTTAACCGAGTTAGAAAATTCTTTATAAATGTCTTGAACCATTTCTTGCAAGTTCTCTTTTTGTTCATTGGTTAGTGATGTTCCCTCAAAACCTGCACCTTTATAAGTAGCTTCTTTATTTTTTATTAATTCAACATGTACGCCTTGAGATTTGTAATATTCACTATTATCGATAACTGGCAAGTATACGCCTATAGAGCCTATTTTTGCACTTTTTGATGCTATAACTGCCCTAGCATGGCAACCAATCCAAAATGCGGCACTTGCCATCATTCCTTCGCATACCGCATATACAGGTTTTTGTTTATTTGCTTGGGCAACTAATTCAGCAGTTTCTTGCACGCCTGTGACTGAGCCTCCCCCCGAATCTACATCTAATAGAATATGCGTTATATTAGGGTCTTCTATTGCCATGTGCAGTTGTTCTTGAACGACCATAGTATCGCAAATGCCAAAAAATTTTGCTACTGCGGGATCTACATTTCGCATAATAGTCCCCTTTATTGGTATTATAGCTATACCGCCATCTTGATATGCGTCATCCTCATCGCCTTTATATTGATCTTTTATTTGGGCGTATGTGGTAATATCTAATGCATTAATTTGCTCATGTAATTGGAAAAAACATTCTTGTGTGATTAGCCAAGGATTATTCGCTAATGTCTGCTTGATTTGTGCTATCTCTTTCATTTACTTCATTATTGGTGGTAATTTCAAATTCGCCTTTTAGTAAAATTTGTAAAATTTGTTCTTTGGGCAAACCCGTCTCTTTGCTAATTAGTTCTGCCTTTTCTACAATATATTTGATCTCTTTGGCTTTTTGCTCGCATTCAGATTGCCAATCAAGTCCTCTTTTACCGTAGTGTTCGCGTAAACTCATTAAGCCCGCCTTAACATCTTCCCTTTCTTGGCTCATTTCCCTTCCTGCATCAATAGTTATGTGAGCAGGTGACTGTATTTTACATTTATACCAATCTTCTGTAGCAGATATTTTCCCTGCGGTAATTGCATCTGATAGTACCATTGCCCAAGTCTTTCTTACTAAACCATTAAAAACCCTACGCCTTTCCTCAAATCTTCTCTGTGCCTTGCCCATGATAAACCTTTGTGCGGGGCCAGTGATGCCTTGCGGATGCCACAAAAACTCGTATGGCAAACCTATACCAATAGAGAACTCACGAATAAGAAATTCTAAAAAGCCTTGAAAACTTGAACTTTGCTTATCTGGCGTAAATGGCGTAAGCTTTTCGCCCTTTTTTAATACTGGAATAGAGCCACTTTGTACATCACTAACAGTTAATCTTGTAGCATCATGCTCTATATCTTTTAAGTTCCATGCATCTGGATCAGCTTCGCCTGTTTCACTTTCCAAAACCATTGCGATAGTGCTTAAGTTCTTTACGCCAGCCTTTTCAAAATCTAATATTTCTTTTATGTCGCGTACATGATTGATTGCATGTTTGATTGCGGGCATACCTCTGTATTGATCTGCTCTGTCTGGGTCAACTAGCCAAATCATGGCAGATGCGGGGATTGCTCTCGCCTTAGTTATTTTTGGGTAAAACTCACCATATATAGATTCGTCTGCAACTAAATAGCTAACTGGCATTCCGTATTTATCAGTCTTAATTCCGTCTACATAATTCTTTTCTTGTTCTATGAAGTCTCCAACTCTGTGTGCTTCTATTATTTGTAGTTTAAGACCATTTTTGCGAACGAACATAACGCCCACATCGCCATCTCTGTCGATGGCTATAGAGCATAATCTTTGTATTTCGTTAAATCCATATCGATTAGCTACATCGGCGGTTTGTGCCCATTCATCAAATATTTTCTCTGCTTCTATATTCCAGTAAGGATCACTAGATATTGCTTGTGGCGTTAACGGAAACGAGTATCTTGCTAAATCATTGATCGCCCCTCTAACTAATCCGTCATTATCATACAAATAGCGAGACATGCTTGCCATCTCTTTTCTGTGCCAAGTGTGGTTAGACCTCGCAGACTTAAAAGCATAAGGTATGCGTTTCCGCTCCCTATTATATTGCAATCCATCCCAGTATTTTGGGTGATAAGCAACAGGCTGTTTATTTGAAGAGATGCTTCGTTTTTTAAATAATTTATCCAATAAGCTCATTTTTCACTTTCACTACGCCCCATTCAGAATAAATGCTTAATGGTAAGCCTTTTTCTTTTTGTGAGTCATGTACTACCCCAGAGTAGTCAAATATATGCCATTTACCTCCACATCCGCACCCTTTTGCGATCTGCGTTTGGTAATCTTTATCATAATAATAGCCCCTCGTTTTTGTAATAGTTGACCATTCATACTTATAGTAAAATGTATCATCATTTACGCTGTATCCATATATAGGTGCTAGACCAGTTACTGTTACCTTGTCTACTATATTTATAACTCTGTGCCCCATTACTCTATCGCCTTTATTGTTATATGCCTCATAGTGTATTTTTTGTTTTCCTATTTGAGTCATATCAGGCGTTGTAACGCGATTAGCAACAAGAGTGCCTTCTACAGGATCAAAGGCAACTGCCCCTGCCTCTACATATTCTTGCTCTGGCAGATAATTTATGATGCCAGCATTTGGCTTCAGTGACATCCTTACCAAATATTTATTATAATTTGGTATAATTCTTTTAACGGCTTTCCCGTATGCATCTGGGTCTGCCTTTTTTAAAGCAAAATTTATTTCCCTTAATTCATGTGTTAATTCTTCGTAGTTATAAAGTTGCTTCTTGCCTTTATTTCCACCCATGTCGACTTCCACAAACTGCACACCTGTGCGTGCTTTTTGTAGTGCCGACAGCACATCCTGCTTAATTTTTTCTAAATCTTCAAGCGGTAAACCTACGTAATGTCCTAGAATGTTCATTCTATAGTTGCATTAATGTCTTCACTTGAAGATATAATTGCGTGCGTAAGCTTACTAGCTAATGACGCAACAAGTATCATTAATTCGCAATCAAATAAGTGGTTGTCTTTACGCACAGGCACCCATTCATACTTTGTTCTGCCTTTAATATCTGTTATCATCATTCTCTTTTCTGCGGTAACTTGCTGATAATAATTAGTGCAAATATCATTAGGCAATGTCCAACTGCCAACTAAGCCTTGCATAAGTTCTGCTAAGGCATCTTTTGTTCCATCATTAGACCATAAAAATAGTCTTATTTGTTTATAGTAGCCTTGTTCTTTAGTGCCTATTCCAACTTCAGCTTTTGTCCATGTCCATAGTTGTGAAGCAATTTTGCCTGTTTTTTGATTACGGTGCCTATATGTAGAAACGCTCGTCCCTTTCATTGGCTTCCAATTATGCATCTGGCAGAACTTATAAACGCTTTGTGTGTCATAACCAGAGTCCATTAAGCAATTTTCGCTAGGTACTTTGTAGTCTTCGGCAATTGCAAGCAATTCGTCCTCCGAATCAGCTTTGCCGTAACCTATGAGTCTGCTTTCTGCACCATTTTCGCTAAACGCTCTAACGACGTACCAAAAATGTATGCCCCCTTTTGCTTGTTTGTCTGCGGATAAGAATCTCGTGTATTCTTTATCCCAATGATCGTCTAGTTGGTAATCACGCACTTGCTGTTTTAAGAATGAATAATCTTCAAAGTCGCCAAGTCTGTCCTCCCAAGGTTCTCCTAATGATTCGTTTATAAAATCCTTTAATGGCGACACATCACCATTTAATGTCGATTGCTTGGCTATAAGAAATTCTTCCACCAAGTCGCGCCACTTAACCCAAGGAGGAAGCAATGCGTTCCAGTGAAACGACTTGCGATTTTTTGGTGCATTAGGATTTAGAGACACATAGCTACCATTATTTATAAAATGCCTTCTGTCTGCTGGCTCATCTTTATATACTTCACCGCAGTCACATTCTAAACGTATTGTTGGTGCGAGCTTATCAAAATTCCATCCTTTAGAGTTTTTAGTCTCTTCGTTTTCGTCCCATTTTATGTACTGCCAATTCATTGGAAACAACGCTTCGCAAGCTCTGCATCTATGATGCCATACTTGCTGATCGCCTTGCAAATATGCCCTATGCGTTGCGTCGTTGTACATATCTGGCGTAGAGACAATACACCTTCTAGCATTCCAGTATGCTCTAGTCCTTTTAAGAACCATTTCTAAAGCACCATCTGGGTAGTTACGCACTTCATCTAGGAATAACCATCGTACTGGCTTTGATTGCAATCTACTAGGACTAGATGAGCCTACACATATAAATGATGCACCGTTAAAAGCGATCTCCATTTTATTAATAGCATTTCGGTCATTGACCAATGTATCTTTAACTGGCTCGCAAGTTTTAATTGTAGGTATGATGCGTGTCTTCATAAAGAATGAAGCTTCTTCTGCCGTAGAGGTCACCCACATTGTTGGTGCAGGTTCTTCTGATAGTGCCCACATCAATAAACATATCATAGTTTGCGTTTTTGCTGACTGAGCAGAGCACATTACGCTTATGTCTGTGATTTCATTATCGGTAAAACAATTCATTAACTGCTTTACCCATGGCGATATATCAGCCTTCCAATATCCTTGGTACGGAGAAGTTGGGTCTAACTTGACATAATTTTCAGCCCATTCCCAAGGCTCTCTACTATCTGCTGGCTTCCATGCCAGTAATGCTGAATCTTGTACTATTCCCATAATGGGTATTCCTTAATAATCTCTACTCAATTCCGAAATATTTACCCTGCAAATCTGAAGGCAGACTTTAGATTTGCAAGGATATTTAATCGGCTCTAGTTGCTTCTACTTTTAACATGTATCTGCTTAATTTCTTTGATTGTTGTAGATAGAACTTGAGCCAAACTGCCCCCAATGGTTTTGGTGGGCGTCCTTTCTCCATGTGGAAGCCAGAGTCTTGTACTCCATATTCGTTTTTATACGTTGGAGTTTTAATATGTAACTGTTCATCAATATATTCTGAGCCCATGTCAGTAATCCTACTACGTGCATTAGGAAAGAACCAATGATCGTGAGTATGCCCTGTAGTAACAATATGGGCATCTGGATGAGTGACGCCCATGCGATTCGCCCCAATGACACCTTTTGTAACAGGACCTCCTCCTCCCGAGCCGTGAAACATGTATATCCAAAATATTGGTGCAAGGTATCCTGTTTTACCGCTCTCTTTTTTTGTTTTAGCTCTGATGCCAACCCAGTTTGCGATTTGCCCTGCATAGATCTTGCTTCCTGTTTTTGCATTAAGAGAATCAACAAGTCTTTGTGTAAGATCAGTTTCTCGGTGCTTGAGTACAGCAGTTTCGTGATTCCCTTTTCCCATAACTGCAATATTTTGTGAGTAAGGTGAAAGGAACGAGCTATAAGTATTAACAAGCGAGTCAAGATAGCATCCTTTTTTATGTATTTCTTTGATATCATCTTTACTGGCTCTTGGGTCTCCCTTTCCTTGCATTGCACAAAAGGCATCTCCATTATCTAATATAAATGCTTTCTTTTTTAAAGCTTCTTTTAAATGTTTTTTTTCTAGTACATTATCTGAATGCGGATTATCGTGATGTGCATCACTTCTTAGTAAACACCATGCATTCGCTTTTGCCCAGTTTCTGGGAAACCACACATCAATAATAAATATCCCTTCTTGTACCTTTTTGCATTCAAACGTTGTAGCGGATGGCATACTATATGGTACTTTGTCGCTATTATAATTTTTGCCCCCTCCCTGTTATGCCAAATTTAGTAGTGAAGTTCTTTGCTTGTTTAGACACGCTTTGCTTATGCATTTTTATGCCTTTTGCTTTGCAAAGTTTGTTTAGGCTCATGCCATCGAACACTTCTGGCCTAACTACCCAGCACATTGCTATCACTTTACGCAAAACGCCTTCTCCGTAATCTTCTGCATGAACATTGCCTCTGCAAAACCATACAATAAGTTCTCGCAAAGCATCTGCCAATTTTTCATATTCGCATTCAATTTTTGTGAGGTCTTCTTTGTCCAAACTTTCGTAATCAAAAAAATGGCATTGATCTTTTGTCAGTGCTTCTACCTCTTCGCCATTAAAGCTTTTTACTGCTACTATTTTTGTCATTTACTATTTGGTTATTTGATAAACTTCTTAATGCGTCATTGATTGCATTCTTTATTATTTTTTCTGCTCCCGCCACAGATTGCCCTACTACTTGTGGAGCCAAACCACTAGGCAAAGCTAGTAGTTCTCGTTTAGCACTTAGAACCATTTCAGTAACTTGACTAGCAATTATAGTGTTCTCCGTATAATCACCCTTCAAGATGCCAATTTGTATTTCCAGTTTTTCATTGTGCAGTTGTATACTCTTTACTTGCTCGGATTCCTTGCTAACTAAATCACCAGCAGATTCGCCATTTTCTTCTTTCCATTGTACTACTTCTTGTATGTGATACCTGCCGTCTGCTCTGGCAGAAGGAAATGTCGGATTCTTTTTCCATCGCCATAAAGTTTTCCTATCAACGCCAATTGCTTTTGCTAACTCTACTTGATTTTTTGCATATACATTGCTTGCCCCACCTGCCCCATTTTTAGATTTGATAGTAAGCTTGTCTAAAGTATCTTTATCATCCTTAGTTAATGTCTTACCAGACTGCTGTTTTGCTAGTATTGCACGCAATTCGTTCTTATAAATTGCCTCTCTTTGTTCTTCTGTTATCAATCCGTCCATACTTTTATTTAATTTATTTCATGGGGAATTGAAAAAAACATCGCACACACGGGAAGACCGCTCCTTCGCGGAACC